AAATTAATAAAAATAAAAGAGAGGGCAGAGAGCGTTTACATGCATGCCGCCCTCTCCTTTAAAAATTGATTAGTTCATTAAGAAGAAATTGTTTGCTCCTTGAACAACTAAACATCTTTCAGATAAATAGTGTACTTCCATCGCATCTAAATCAGAAGTAGTAGCACCAACAGAACCAGTAACCCAGTTTTTAAATCTTCGGTCATCAGTTTGTGAAGCTCTATATCTAACGTGTAAGAAAGGACGCTTAAGGTTCTTTCCTAAAGCTTGATCGTAAACAGAAGATACACCAGCTGGGATCATAACCCCTCTAATAGCGTTAACAGTATCTTGAGCGTTTATCAAACCTCTAGTAGATAAATCATTTAGATATTTCCAGTCAGACTTGTAGAAGTCATAAGAACCTCTTCTGAAACCAGAGAAACCTAAATTAAGTGCCATATCTTGTGAGTTGTTGAATACTCCGTAAGAAGTACCACCAGCACCATAAGAATTCATTGAAGCTAGCATGTCATCAATAGCTAAAGATGTAGTTCTGTTTAAGAACATCATGTTTTCTTCAATTGCACCATTTTTATCTAATTCAGCTAACATTAAATCAAACTCAGCTAAATCAGTAGCCGCGTTAACACCAGTAATACCAGTAGTTTCATTACCTCTAGTTTCAATAGCAGAAAATAAACCTTCAGTACCAGCTATAGTACCAGTAGCATTAGATTGAGTTGCTGTAATTGTAACAGTAGCTTTTTTAGATTCAACCATTGCCATTTCAATGTAGTCAGTAAAACGAGATCTAGTGTCACCAGATGATTTTAAGTACCATAAGTAACCTGATTGACCAGCTTCACCAGTAACTTCAACCCAACCAATTTGAGAAGCATCAGATCCTGAGATGTCATACTTGTCTTTTATAATGATTGGCTTGTTGTCATAAGACTTAAACATTGCTTTGTTTGTAGCATCTCTACCAACAGCTCCTTTTGCATATTCAGAACCATAAACTAGAATTTTAACAGTTTGTGAGTCTGCAATACCAGAAGAAGATGTCATGTTTGCTCTATCATATACATCTACAGTGATAACACCAGTAGTTGCATGTACAGAAAGTACATAACATTTTAATGTTACAGATGCGTTAGCTACGATTAACATATCCCCAGCTCTAACACCATGATCTTTTGTAGAGTATACATCAGTACCAGGAGTTCCACCGTCACCATCTTTAGTAATTGTTAATGTTGTACCAGTATCACCTGTAGTACCTTCGTATGATAAGTGTAATCTTGATTGCTCAGACCAAACAACTTGGTCAGCAGTCATAGATTCTTCAGCCCCAACTTGTGATAAGAAACCTGAGATAGTTCTGTTTCCAAAAACCTCAGCTTCTTGCTCCATCAAATCTGGAACGTATTGTCTCGCCCAGTCAGTACTTGAGCCACCTGTAAAGTCTAGGTAAGCTGAAGCTAACGTCTGCTTTATCGGAGCAGGAGTAGGCGTGTAATTGCTTGTAATTGCCATTTTTATTTATTTTTTAAATTAGTTATTTATTTTTAATTTTAAACTTAAAATCAGAAGAATCTTCACCTAATACTCTTACTTTTACTCCACCAACCTCAACAGTTTTATGTTGTTGTCTAGGATTCATGTTTACGTTTTTAGCTTTTGCAATAGTTTCTTTAGTTGCATCTGCTTTTCCTTGTTCGTAAAAATGATTTGCAATTGCATCAGCATTCATGGCTGTAAACAATGATTTGTGATAACTTTTAGCATCAGTTAAAGCACCTGTTTTATCGACAAACTTTGTCATAAAATTACTTAAATCGCTTTGTGTTGACTTTACTTTGTTAATATCTTTGACATTAAACCTAAATTTTTTCTCTCCAACATTATATTCAAACCCTTTGAATTTGTCGTTAAATAAATTATTTGTTTTTTGTTCAAAAATTTTAGTGTTGTTATCTACAATTTGTTTGTTTGCTTCTGACTCCTTGTTATATCTATTAAAGAAATCTACAGCTTTTTGTTGTTCAGTGGTCAACTTTGACCCAGCTTTAATTTCTTCATAGTATTTGGACTTTTGCCCGTCCAAGTGGGCTCTAGCGCTGGCAACTTGCTCTTTTAACGCTAATTTTTTTCTTTTAATATCTCTTTGTTCGTCAACTTCTTCGTCATATGAAAAAGAATCTTCTATAAGAAAACTAATTTCATCATCTGTAAGATGTTTTTTAGTTTGTTTATAGTATTCTCTTAACACCATCATATCGTCATAATTAGAATAATCTTGATTGAGACGAACATAATCTTCTAATGTACCACCAGTTTCTTCCATAAAATCTACAACTTTTTGTAAATTCTCTGGTATAGCCTGTCCAGTTTCTTCAGCTTGAGCTACAGCTTCTTCAACTTGTTCAGTTAATTCTTCTGTTTGCTCTTGTACTTCTTCTTCAGTAATTTCTTCTAATACTGGAGTTTCTTCTTGTGTTTGCTCTTCCGGTTGTACTTTTTCTTGTTTTTCTGTGGACTCGGCATCTTTAAGCTCTGTAACCACTCCGCTGTCGTCAGCGTTATCTTCTTTAGTTTCATTTTCTTTTGGTGTATTTAAGTTAACTACGTAATCTCCATCTTCGTTAACATTTGGTTTTTTAGTTTCTTCAACCGGTTGTTCAGTTGTTTGTTCGGTTGATTGTGTAGTTTCTTCAACTACATTTTCTACGTTTTCTTCCATAATATAATATAATAATAATTAATAAAAAATTTATCTAGGTCCATAAGTGTCTAAACCAAAACCTCCACTAAGTATATCATTACCTGCAGACTCAAAGTTTTTAGGTGGTTTATCCGCTTTTCTTTGATCAATTAACTCACTTTGTTGAGTTGCTTGAATTTTTGTTCTTTGATCTTTACGATCTTCCTTCATTTTATCTCTATTACCAACAGTTTGTACTTCCATGTTTTTTAATTGCATGCCGTATTGGAACTCCAACTCCATTAGTTGTTTTTTATACTCCACTTCTTGCTGCATTTTTTGAGCATCTAATTGAGCGTTAAATTGTTCTAATTGAATTTTTGATTGGGTAATAGCTTGTTGTTTTTGTATTTCAGCTTGTGCAGCCGCTTGTGCAGCTTGAGTATTAGACTGTGTTTGCGCTTGAATATTTTCCATTTGCAACTGTCTATCTGATTGTTCTTTTTTGGCTCTACGTATTTTAAGAAGCTGATTAGCCATTTTTACATTTTTAATTTCTCTAACATCAATAGCATCTTCAAGATTTATGCTTTGTTGTTGAAGGGCCATTTGTATATTGTTTTCTAATAACTGCTTTTCTTCTTCATCTGGTTGTAATTCTATAAATATACCAAAGTCATGTAAATGTAAATTTTGTAATTCTTCAAGAGTTGCTACGTTATGTGCACCAATAGATTCTATAAAAGCTTTTTTAGTTGGTGAATATTCAATAACATCCGATATTCTTAATGACATACATTCAGCGGTTTCAGCTGTTAAAAATAAACCAGCTTGCAATATGTGTCTTGTAGCTGTATTACTATTTGCTGCAGCTAATTTTTGTACACCAACTAAAGCGTTTTTATCTGGCATACTACCATCTCTAGCTTCATTAAGACCGGTAGTATCTCTAATCATTTGTAAATAATAATTGTAATTAGCAATAAGAGCTTGCATTTTATTACCACCATTACCACTTGTTATTTCTTGTATTGGCACTTTACCAGCATTCATATCACCTTCTTGAGTATATGATCTACCAATTATACTACCTGTTTGAAAAAACATATTTAAAGCTTCTTGCGGGTTGTAATTAGTACCATTACCTAAATCTACCTCAGCAAGTCCATCGGCATCTAAATAAACACCATCTGGAACCATTCTTGACAATACTTGTTGTAGCTTTAAATGTGTTAACTGTATCATGTCAGCAAAACCAGTAATACGACTAACTAAAGATTCTATACGACCTTCGTAAATCCTAGGTGCTACGATAGCGTAATTCATTTTAACTTTAGTATAATTACTTTTTTCTCTAATCATATTTTCAGCTAATTCCCACTTTAACAATTTGCTTGTTCCTAATATTAACGCCCCTTCATAAAGAACTTCAATTGAATTTTGTAATTTACCAAAATCACCTTCCATATCTTTTGGTGGATTATAAGCGTCTGTTTTTGGTATTACTTTAGTAGCGCCACTACCAGTTGTTTTTACTTTATATGTTTGGTTTACATAAGTTTTGTAATTAAAATATAAAACTTGAACTGTGTTGTTGTCGTTGTTTTTTATTAAATTTCTAGTGTAATAGTTGTTTTTATTATGAGTTTTGTTTTTAACAATATCTTCTAATTCTTCTTTACTTAAATTAGGAAATTGCTTTATTAATTCATTTAAAGGTATTACTTTTACTTCACCAACATAATATATATCTTCAAAATAAGGAGAGTCAGTATGAGAGTATACTAAGTTAGCAGGATCAACATATTTTATAGTTACACCTTCTGATGTATTAAAATCTGTTTTTACAGCGCCAATACCTAACACTGTTAAATCATAATAAAATCTTTTCTTTATAAGTTCGTAATTATTACCTTCAAACAATACGTTTAATGCTTGCTCTTCAGCAAGTTCTATAGATTGTTTGTAAGTAAGTTGCATGTGCAACGCTAATTCTTCTTCGGTTTCAGGTAAATTTATTTCTGTTTCTCTAGTATTAACGCCTAGTTGCATGTTTTGCTCATCTGAAATTCTAGACTGCATATCATTTAATACACCTTCCATAAACTCAGTTCTTTTTGCAACACCATAAGGATCTTGTGAATAAGCTTTTATATCATAAGTTCTTTCTGCAATACCATTTACGACTATATCAACAAACTTAGGTATAATAGGAACTGGTTTCCAGTCTAAATTAAGATAGGACAAATCACCATTAATAGATAACTCGTCCTTATACTTTTGTATTGATTGTTCACCTCTAGCATATAATCTTAGTTTGTGAAAATCATTTCTGTATTTTTCGTATTTATTATTGTTACTTTCATTATTAAACCACTCAGCTTCAATAGCTTTAGCTACTTTTAAACCATGCTCTTTACTTGACTTTTCAGCATCACTTACGTTTTGACTAGGAAAATAACTTTTATGTACAGACTCTGCCATATTTATTTTTTAATTAATTTAGATATATTGCCTTGATTTGAATATTTAGCAATATTTATGTTTATTTTAGGTTTTTGCACTGGTGCGTTTGGTCTATACAAATGCCTATTGTTAGCCATTATAGCTAAACCAGAACTTATAGATGCATCGTGCTTTGTTCTTTTATTTATATCAAATCTTGCCCAATCATTTAATAGTTCGTTAAAATAACAACTACCAAACGTGCCATCTTGTTGTATACCTACGTGCGCCTGTATATACATTTCAATAGCAGCAGCATGAGCTTGTTTAATATCTTCACTTGAGTTTGGTATACCACCTACTTCTTTTTCCGCTATAGATAGCTTATTCCATATTTTATCAGGTCTATTCATTGAATAACCTCTATATCCTCTTCTTTTTAAATAATATAATAATCTTGGTTTATTATTTTCCGCAAGTATTGGCATCCCATAAAATACTAACGCCATTAAAACGTCTTCAAAGAACATCTCTGCGGTCTGAGGCCTTGCTAAGTATTCTAAAAAAAACTGATTAGCTGGTGCGTCTTCCATGCTAAACTTAGTTAATCCATGAAGTGCACCTTTCGATCCTACACCGTCTACAGTTCCTGATATATCATAGGAGTCACAACCAAACGCGCCCATGTGCTCATTTCCTGGGTAACGTATTCCATTTTTTATTATTACTTTATTTTGTATATTTATTGGTGGTACCCAATTTATTTTAAATCTACCTTTTGGATCTGGATAAAATATAACACTTGTGTCTTTTACACCGTTAATCCATTGAAAATTACCTTTTGTAATACCTAGTGTTCTAGACATTTCTTCGTTGTAATCTATTTGTTCGTATATTTTCACTAAATTAAATATACTGTTTTTTGTTTCATCTCTAAACGCATGCTCAGTTGTTCTCGGAAACTGACGATAAAACTCGTTTAACGCGTCTTGGTCATTTTTTAAACCATCAGCCTCGTTTTGCCAATTATCTATTACACCTACATCTATTAGCTCTCCATGGGGGTCAAAGACATCATCACTCGGAGTATTGAAGACTGGGCTTCCGTGCTCATCAATAAATCCTTCGTAGTTCCACTCCATTGGGATAAA